AGTTGGTCAATTCTTCTCCGTTGACCAGTTGACTGGTCGTGCAACCCTGGACGCCTCCGCGTTCAACCTGTCTGGTCTGACAGAACTGAGACTGGGTGCGATCGGTGGTCAGGTCGGTGAGGCGATTAACGAATTCTCCTCTGACCCATTCATGTCTGGTGTATCCAACAGTGCATGTCCTACTGAGGCTGCAGTCGTCGGATTCCTCCGCCACGGTGCAATGGGTGTCGCCGCAATGACCCCTCCAGTTGGTACAACTGCACAAAGACCTGGTGGTGTTGATCAAGAGTTCAACACTGGTGCTCTGAGATTTAACACCGACCTCGGTGCTCTTGAGTACTACGATGGTACTTCCTGGATCGCTCCTGGTAAGAAGGTCTATAGTACAGTTACCTCCACGCAGGCAGCTAGTGCAAAGGATAACGTCTACTTCTGTAACACCACTGGTGGTACATTTACCCTGACGCTACCTGCATCGCCTGACCTTGGTGATACCGTAAGATTCTACGATATCGCTAAGACATTTGATTCCAACGCCTTGGTTGTTGGTAGAAATGGCAAACTGATCCAAGGAGACGCTTCTGACCTTACGGTCAACGTCGAAGGTGCCGCTTTCGAGTTAACTTTCGCGGGTGACTCCTTCGGTTGGAGACTCTTCTCCGTCTGATTCGGATTCTTGGGGGACCACAAGTCCCCCTTTTATCTCTTTGTAATACTCAGTTTTGATTATGTGTCTCTAAATACAATTACAAGAAAGGGTTGTAAATGGCCAACTATAAATCATATAAGGTAATTTCCGCCGATCAAATACCAGATGGAGTAATATCACTTGAGAAACTTCAAAGTGGTGTTGGTCCTACTTTTTGCGTAAAACATTTCCATGGATCTCCTGGAGCTTGTACATCTGGTTGTTGTTGTAATTATACAATGCCTTCAGGTGCTAGTAAAGCACACTGGGAGGCATGGGGTGCAGGTGGAAACGGACACGGATCGTGTTCTTGCAATAGATGTCACCACTTTCAAGGTGCTGCTGGGGGTACTTATAACTCCAAGTCAATCTCTACGGTAGGCGGTTGTTCTTATACAGTATGTGCTGCTGGAGTTTACCGTTGTTACTCTAGAGAGTGTAACGGATGTATTGGTTGTTCCTCCTATGTAAATGGACACAATTTGTCTAACTTCTGTGCTGTAGGTGGTGCAAGAGGTTGTGCTAATGGTGATTGGAGTGTTAGATGCTCTTCTTACTGGACCTGCTGTATTGCACCTGGTGCAAACGGTGGAGATTTTGGTATGGCACCTCACCAGTCTAACTGGTCTGGTCACTGGAACTGCCATTGTACTGGTGCCGTTGGTCACACCTGTCAATCTGGTGCTCCATTCCTAGGAGTTGGCAATGAACAATATATGGACCAATGCTGGGTTTCCTGCGGATGCTGGAGTGCTTCGTATGGATCTGGTGGATCGGGAGCACTAACGACATACTGCGGTAGTGGTCACTGTGGTCAAGGCGGCACTGGTGGCGGCGGTATTGTAAGACTCACCTTTATCTAATTCTGGAGATAAACGAAAAAAATGGCAAATTACTCATCGTACAAAAAAGTTGCTGGAGACCAGATTGCAGATGGTGCTCTAACTGCAGATAAGTTCTCACAGTCTCCCACTGGAACTTTTGGAGTAAAGTGGATTTATGGTCAAACTACTAGATGTTCTCCTGGATGCTGCTGTCTCTGGACTGTTCCTACTGGAGTAAATAAACTCTGGATTCAAGCTTGGGGTGCAGGTGGAAATGGTCATGGTGCCTGTTCTTGTAACAGATGTCAACACTATATGGGTGCCGCAGGTGGTGCATATAACAGTACTGTCGTAGATACTGTTGCAGGTTGTCAGTATACTATTTGTGCTGCTGGAGTTTACCGTTGTTTCTCTAGAGAATGTTGTGGTTGTATTGGATGTTCTTCATATGTAAATGGTCAAGGACTTTCAAACTTCTGTGCAATCGGTGGTTGCAGAGGAATGGCAAACGATAGCTGGACTACTGCTTGTAATGGCATTAACCACTGCTGCCGTGGTCCTGGAGATAATGGTGGTCAGTTTGGATTCACTTCCATGGGTGCTCACTGGTCTAACATGAGACACGATACCTACAGAGGTTGGTGTCACTGTTATCCTCAGGGTACTCACTCACAAAGTGCTCCTCTAATTGGAACCACTGTTGGGTATTCCATTAGAGAATGTTGGATTCGTTGTGGATGTTGGGATGTACCTTATGGTCATGGTGGTCAGGGCGCAATGACTACGTACTGTGGTAATGGTCACTGTGGTCAAGGCGGCACTGGTGGCGGCGGACTAGTCAAAATTACATACTTCTAAGGAGCACAAAGGAAAATGGCAAATTACTCATCATATAAACAGATCAGTAATGAACAGATCGTGGATGGAACAGTTGGTAATGCTCAGTTAGCTCAAGGTGCTTTCTCCAACTATTGCGTGAAGTGGGTATATGGATCCCCTGGAGCACTAACTTCGGGTTGTTGCTGCCTTTGGACTGTTCCTTCAGGAGTAAGTAGAGTTACTTTCGAACTCTGGGGTGCAGGTGGAAATGGTCATGGTTCCTGCAACTGTAACAGATGTTATGGTTGGCACGGTGCCGGCGGTGGTTTCTATAATACTAAAACCATTTCTACAGTTGCTGGTTGTCAGTATACTATTTGTGCTGGTGGTGTTTATCGTTGTTGTTCTAGAGAATGTACAGGATGCGAAGGATGTTCTTCTTACGTCAACGGATATAACCTTTCCAACTTCTGTGCCATTGGCGGTGCAAGAGGTTGTGCGGTTAACGACTGGAGTAGAGGTTGTACTTCCACGTTTGAAAGATGCTGCGTTCAACCAGGTGCATGGGGTGGAGACTTTGCAATGGGTAACCACGTCGATCACAAACCAAAACTTGATGGTTTCGATTGTCACTGTTACTACAACCAAAGTATTCCAACTGGTGCTCCTTTCATTGGAACCTTGGGAGTTACATCCACTCTCAGAGAGTGTTCTGTCCGTTGCGGTTGCTGGGCAGTTCCTTATGGACACGGTGGTCAAGGTGGTGTCAATACTTGTTGCGGTAGTGGAGTCTGCGGTCAGGGTGGTACTGGTGGATCTGGTCTCGTTAAGATCACTTTCGTCTGATACGGAAAACAATAATTTGATCAAAG